CTGTTATGCGTTCCTCCTTAGATGGCGAAGCACGTGGTCAGTTTGATGATGTACTCTCAGTCCAACTGGCTCGTGCTCGCTTTGCTATCTTGCAAATCCAAGCTGCTGAAAAGTCTATCCAAGCACCTATTGCTATCCCACAAGATGTGCAAGAGTTGGCACTTGGACCAGATGCAATTATGCGTTCTGCTAATCCACAAGGCATCCGTCGTGTACCACTAGAACTACCACCTGGAGTCTTTACAGAATCAGGTGTACTAGAGCGTGAACTTCGTCTTGGTGCTCGCTACCCAGAGTCTCGTTCAGGTGAAATGAGTGCCTCTGTTATTACAGGTCGTGGCGTACAAGCTCTACAGGCAGGTTTTGATACACAGATCAAGGCAGCACAAGCACAGTTTGCTCGACTATTTACAGAACTTATCTCACTCTGCTTTGAAGCAGATGAGAAAGTATTCGGCGGTATCCCAAAAACTATTAAGGGATCTGACGATGGAACACCATATGTACTCAAGTACATCCCATCACGCGATATCAAGGGTGAATATGGCGTAGATGTCCGTTACGGAATTATGTCTGGTATGGATCCTAACCGTGCCATTATTGCTTTGCTACAAATGCGTTCAGATAAACTCGTCTCACGCGACTATGTACGTCGTGAGATTCCTATGGATCTTAACGTTACACAAGAGGAGCAACGTGTTGACATTGAAGAAATGCGCGATTCTTTGCGGATTGCTGTTGCTCAGTATGCACAGTCAATACCTGCTCTCGCGGCGCAAGGCCAAGACCCTTCAGAGATTATCAGCCGTATCGCTGCTGTTATCCAAGGTCGCCAAAAGGGACAAGCGCTAGAAAACATTATCGAAAAGGCATTTACGCCAGAACAAGCACCAGCACCAACCCCAGAGATGCCACCTATGGCACCAGGTATGGAGCAACAGATTCCAGCAGCAGGTGCGGCCCCCGCCCCTGCCTCGCAGCAACCTACACAAACACACGCTGGTTCGGCCCCTGCTGCTGGTCAACGTCCGGATATAGCACAACTACTCGCTGGTATTACCGGCGCAGCATAAGTGAGGGAGGTGTAAATATGAATAAGGGATCACGCGCTAAGGCGCCAATGGCAATGCCTGTAGAAGGCAAGAAGGATACTTCTAAGCCAAAAGGCGGCAAGGTTTTTTTCGGAATGATGGCAAAAGCTCGCAAAGGAACATCAGTAAAAAAAGGTTAATTATTTTGGCGGAAGGTGTGTAGGACGATGGACAATAATAGAATACGTCGTCCTATACGCTCTTCTGATTTTGTAGTAATACTTACAGAAACTATGTTTAACTTATCGCAGGTAGCATCAGGATTTTTTGAATCATTATATGAATTAAGTATTTACCATTCTAACCACAAGACTGAAACCAATCAGGCGTGGGAAAAGATGGCGCAAGACCTAGAGACTTTAGAGGAGGACCGATGACAACAGCACCAATGAATCCATTGGCTGGCCCTGCAGGTCCAGGTAAATATGCCACACGTACCGATGATCTAAAGATGGGTTCTATTGCATACGGAGAGGGTGTTGAGACGGCTGCTATACAGTCAGGTGCTCCACTTGCTAAATCTCCTGGCTCAATGCCAGCATCAGAGGTAATGCCAAAGGCAAGACCAATTACTTCACTTTATGCAGAGACTGAGTCTGCAGATGAGCCAATTACCACAGGTATTGATATGGGTGCAGGCGCAGGATCATCAGCAATGCAAATGCGTAAAGAAGACGATTCAAACTTCCGTGCAGCAATTCAAGCAGCTAAGCCAGTACTAGCATATGTTGCAGATCTGCCAGATACATCTCCAGAGACTCGTGCAATCATTAAACAGTTGTGGAAGATGTCTTGAGTATATGGAATCGAATTGGCGACGTAGCCACAAGCGTAGTTAAAGGTGTTGGAACTGGGCTTGAAAACACAGGTAAATTTGTAGAAGATATTGCCTACGGTGTTGGTGGTGTCGCAAAGATGGCATACGACATTGGAACTGCTCCTTGGAACGATGACGAAGATTACAACGGTTTTGTAAAACCATTTAAGTCTGCTTGGAATGAAAGTCAGAAAAACATTATACGTCCACTTGCATCAGCAGGTGGGGCGATTATGAAAGTCCCTGGCCTCCAACCTACTTTTGAAAAGATTGGTGAAATAAACCAAGAGTTTATTCGTGAACCTTTGGCAACCTTTAACCTTGTTCAAACAGATCAGACCCAATTTAAGGGTAGTTTCTTTGATCCTAATACTTGGAAAAAAGCATACCGTGCTGTTAACGAAGAACAAAAGATTGTTGATCCCGTAACAGGTGAAATAACAGTAGTCCCACCAATCTCGCTTGGTCAATCTATAGCAAGAAATTGGCGCTTGATTTATGATCCAGAATTTAATATCTATAATCCAGCAGAACGCCAAAACGCATTTTACGATAGTACCTTTGGCAAGGTTCAATCAGGACTTATTGATTTTACAGGACAGTTTGCATTAGATGTTACTCTTGTTGCTGGTAAAGGTATTAAGATTGCCTCTGAAAGCGCTGCTCTAAAAGGAACTCTTAAAACAGCAGATGATGTTGCTAAAGCGGCAGAAGATATTACCAAGGCTCAATATGGTGTTGAGAATCGTTTTACTAAAGTATTAGATGACTTTACTGCTAATGATTCAGTCTATGCTCTTAACCATCCTTTAGTCCGGTCATCCAATCAGCCAGCACTTCTTGCTCACTTGCTTGGTCAATCAGATCAGGTTGAAAATACAGCTCTCATTCTCCGATCAGCAATGGGTGATCCAAAGGCTATGGCTGATCTAACACTTCTTCGTGCAGATATGAGCGATGCTCTTAAAGTAGCACGTGGTGATATATCTGCAGTTGATGAGTGGAAGTTATTTGCTGCTCCAGATGAAGCCGGAATGATTCCATTCCTTAATGACTCACCAGGAATAATTGATGATGCGTTAGCAAACTATAATGCTTTGCTTAAGTCAGATGAAACATTTGCAAAGATGATGACTCTTGGCGAGGGTGGCGGAGCACTTAGCCGTACAACTGGATATCTTGCTCAGGGTGTAGAAGACTTTGTGGCTAAATCACGTTCTATTCGTTTCTACGATCAAAAGGTTGGAACCGCAAACATTGAGGTTTTCCAGCCAACACCTTTCCACCGTTTATACCAAAAGATCTCTTGGGGTCTTGGTGAGCGTCCAGCAGGTATCGTTGACTTTAACGATGCTGACTCTTTCCGCGAAGTAGTAGCAACAGTAGAGCGACTACGTCCATCCGATGCAATCGCTGGAGTTACACCTGTAAATCTACGTCGCCTTGGCGCTTTTTCAGATGAAGAAGCTAACAAATTATTAGATAATTATATGAAAGCAGTAACTCCTGAAGATCGTCAGGTTGCTGCTATTGCTATTGAAAGCACAGCAGTACGTGCTCTTGCTATAAAGCACGGTGTAGATGTAGAAACAGCAGATCTACTCTATAAGGATTTTTCTCAAGGTCGCAGATCTGCTCTAGCTTCTATTAAAGATAGAGGCTTTATGGTAGATACTGATGGTTCAATTCTCAAGGTACCACAACTTGAATCACAGACAGGCAACTTTTTGCCTATTATGGATTTTGAAGTATTAGATCGCCTTCTTCGTGAAAATGCAAACGCCCTTTTAGCAGTAAAGGGCTTCGTAGCCAATCCAGTACTTAAAGCAGCCGATGTATTTCAGGATCTATTCAAGGCAGCAGTACTTATTCGACTAGGTTATACAATACGTAACGGTATTGATTCACAAGCTCGTATCGCAGCATCGGTTGGCGCTATGACAACACTACGCCACCTTGGTCCAGGACTTAAAAACTTTATTTACAATACAGTAAAAGAACCTACTCGCCTAATTGATCGCTATTTGCCTAAGTTTGATGGTATGACAATCAAGAATGTTCAGCAATCAGCTAATATAGTGACTCGTGAACTCAATGAACTTAAGACAAGAATGGCTGCATTAGAGGCACGCCTATCAATTAAGCCAGATGACTTAGATGCAATGGGTGAACTGAACACACTCAGACTGCTTCAAGAAGAAAAACTTGCTATCTATAACCACTACAACGATATTATTAACCGTGTAGGAACCGTTGAGCCTAAGAAGCGTATTGGCACAGGATCTTTTGAAGTTACTGCCAGTGATGGTACTAGATACGAATTGTATGATGCCTTTGGTGGACCTTTAGGTGAAATGTTCCGCAGAACAGCATCATCTGCTAACTCATTCCAGCGTATGGTTGATAGCAACTCTGATATGTTTGGTCGTGCTTTACAGTCCAGAGGCTATGGCGTTGTAAAGCCAACAGATCCTGGTTACTTTGAGCAGTGGGCGCAGACATTGCGCCAGCAGTTTGGTAACTCAGAGGTAGTTAGAAGGCTTGTTGCCGGTGAAAGTGTTGATGATATCTCTCGATGGCTATCTGGATCTGCAGCAGGACGCGATCTACGTAAGCGCCTTGCTATTAATACAGAAGATTCAGCAGAATATGTTACAAAGATTAGTCGTTTCTTAGATCAGTACCTACCTGAGTCATCAGGTCTACGTACAAGTATCCGTGAAGTTACGGCAAATGATCTTCGTTCAGCATTTAGGGATCCAACTACTCTGCCTGTTATTCACGGTCACATCCTTGAAGAAGCAGTTTCTAATGGCTCAAATCAAATTGTAAAACGTTTTATTAATGGAGCGTTTAAGTTCCTTGCTCAACTTCCTGAAGATGCCTGGGCTAGAAATCCACTGTATATTCAGTTCTATCGTCAAGAAGCCAAGCGTCGTGTTGACATTGTTGCCGGTCTTAAGGGTGACAAACTTACAGCCCTAGATCAAGAAGCTATTATGTCAGCCGCTCATAAGGTAGCAGTGCGCCAAATGAAGGGCATCCTCTTTAATATTGAGCGTCGAAGCAATCTTGCTGGAGCAATGAAGTTTATTAGCCCATTCTTCTCAGCACAAGAGAACGCTTACAAGACTTGGCTCAAGATGGCCGTAGCCAATCCTGCCATTCTTAATCGTGGCTATATGATTTGGCAAGCACCAAACAATGCAGGCTTGGTAACAGATCAGGACGGCAATATAGTTCCACCAGGTCAAACTTCTGGTAGTGATGTTATCTGGCTTTCGGTTCCAAAAGGTTTTCAGGGTATACCTGGTATGGATTCACTTACCAAAATGGGTATTCCAAAGCAGTCTTTAGATATCATTTTCCAAGGTGGTATGGATGTTCTTTACAGCAAGGGCAATCCAAATATCGCTAGTGATATCTTTCCAGTAGGTCCATATGTTGCAGCTCCAATTTCTGAGATTGTTAAAGACAAGCCAGAACTTGAAGAGGCTTTCAAGTGGGCTTTGCCATATGGTGCATCAAAAAATCTTCTGTCTAACTTCCTTCCTGCTTGGGTACAGAAGTCTATTGCAGCAAATAAAGAGTTAGACGATGCCCAGTTTGCTAGATCATATAGCCTTATCTTTAGTACAGAGATGGTTAATGCCAAAAGAAATGGCACTAAGCCTCCTACTGCAAAACAGATTATGGATAAGACAAAGGATTACTGGAAGTTGCGTATCGCAGCAAACCTTATCCTACCTTTTGCACCACGCTTTGACAGCCCTTATCAGTATTACATTCAGAAGTCCCGTGAATATAAGCAACTCTACGGTATGGAAGCAGATGCCAAGTTCCTTAAAGACTTCCCAGAGTACTTTGCCTTTACAGCAAGTACTTCAGCTAACCCTGCCAAGGTAGACTATACAGTTGGTGCTGTAAAGAATGTTAAGAAGTATGGAAACCTTCTTAGCGAACTATCAACTATTGAGCCTAAGCTCATTGGCTTTGTGGTTAATGAGAAAGAAGGATATAAGTTTTCAGATGCTGCCTACAAGTGGTTTTACAATAATAAGATATCAGCCGATTCACCGAAAAAGTTCTTAGAGCCAATCAGCCCAGCAGAAGCACGTATGAAGAATGAAGCTGAAATTGGCTGGATTAAATATGGCGAAGTTATGGATAAAATTGACGAACAACTTGCCGCTAGAGGATTATCTTCAATTACCCAAAAGGGTGCAGAGGATCTTAAGGCATATAAAGAGATAAAACTTTTAGAGTTTTCACGCCAAAAGGATGCTAAGGATGAGTTCATTCTTGATCCTAAGACTGGTCAATTTGCCCAGACCCCTTGGTATGATGACTATCGTGATTCGGACGGATCTAAAACCAACCGAGTTATCTATGGACTCTCAAAGATTCTTAACGATCCAGACTATCGTAAAGATAATAAAGGTTCTACAACCTTTAAGAGTATTGAAGTGTATTTCGATATTCGTAAAAGATATGCCCAAGAACTACTAAGTAGAGATGCAAAATCTATTGATGCTAAGTCAAATATTGATGTTCGCATTGCCTATGATTCTATTATTAACAAATTAAAAACTGATGATCCAATAGGCTTTGGTCCATTCTACGATAGATTCCTAAGTCAAGATCTTATTACTGATAAGTATTTAACGCCGAAGGAGCCTAAGTGAGTACCAAAAATACAAAATTTCTTGATGAGCAATTAGCAAATGGTGAAATTACTCAAAAGCAATACGATGATGCAGTAGCAGCATTGCCTAACGAAGAAGAAGAAAAGCCTAAGAAGTCTGGCATCTACACAAGTACACAGATATCTTCTAATATACCTCCGGCTTCAACCCTTGCTGATTACGTCAACACAGTCTTTCAGAAGTACAAGGGCAGAGATGCTAACGCCACAGAATTAAAGACTTGGCTACCAGCAGTTGCTGCCCAGTATAAGTCTGAAAAGGGTAAGAGCAAGAGCACCATTAAGTACACCTATAAAAACGGTGAACTTCTTAAGACTGAATACCTTACAGCTAATGCTGAAGATCCTAAGTTATGGATTGAGAATAAGGTAAAGGAAGATGTTCTTGCCGGTAATCAGGATGTTAATACACTTGCAATCCCAGAAGGTCCATCAGGTAAGTACTTTGTAGCCCTCAAGAACTTTGCTACAGATAATGGACTGCGCCTCTCTGATGGTGCTGCAACTAGCTACGCTAACAGTATTGCTGCTGGAACTATTGACGAGAATACTGCCTTTAATGCCTTGCGTGAAAGCGCAGCAGAAGCCTTCCCTGCTTTAGCAGACAAGATCAAGGCAGGTATAAATCTTAAGACTTTGGCTGATCCTTATATCCAGTCAATGAGTGACATCCTTGAAATACCAGATAGTGGTATTGATCTATTCGATCCAAAGGTTCGTAGTGCTCTTGCCTATACCCTGCCTGATGGCAAGGTTGGAACTAAGTCAATCTATGACTTTGAGAAAGAACTACGCAAAGATCCACGTTGGCAGTATACAAATAATGCACGAAATGATGCAGCAAGTGTTGCTAGTACCGTGCTCAAAGACTTCGGATTTATGGGGTAAATGATGGCAGAAAAAGTAAAGGTAAAATCTGGCGATTCTATGAGTGCTCTTGCTGCAAAGGCAGGAGTGTCACTAGCAGCAATGAAGGCTGCCAATCCACAGATTACCAATCCAAGTCTTATTAAACCAGGACAAGTTCTCAATGTACCTACTGCTAAACCAGCAGCACCTACATCTGGAATTGTTTCAGGATTTACGCCATCTGTTACTATGCCAACACCAGCAAAAAAACCAGGAGAACCTGGGTTCGTTGGGCCTGTAGTTCCTAAGTCAACGCAGTCTAGTACAGATTCAGCAGCAGCAGCAAATGACTATTTAGGACTAGGGCCACTAGGTGGCTTGGGTTCTGGAGCAGTAGCTGGTGTCACTGGCAGTGTTGTTGACCAGAATAACAGCACAACAAGTAATGTTGACGATGATGGAACCTATGCTGGATCTGACAAAGATGTACAAGAACTTGATCCTGTTAAAAAAGGCAAAGCAGCAATAGATACTTTTGATGTTGAAAAATACACCAAAGATTATTTGGCGAAAGTAACTGAGGCTGAAAAGGACATTGAACGCAAGAGTGCATTTAATATTCTTAAGATGGAGTTTCAACAGTATGGTCTAGGAAGCCTTGTTGACAAGATCAGCAACCTACTTACAGATGGTACTCCTCCAGCAGAGTTTGCTCTACGTCTACGTGCAACCAAAGAATATCAGGATCGTTTTAAGGCTAATGAGATAAGACTTTCTAAAGGTCTTGCTGCCCTTAGCCCAGCAGAATATGTGGCGCTTGAAGATCAATACCAGAGTGTTATGCGTAACTATGATCTGCCAGAGTCTTATTACACAAAGGATGAAACAGGTCGTCAAGCAGGATTTGAACAACTTCTTGGTGGCGATGTATCTGCAAGAGAATTAGAAGATCGAGTCATTACTGCTAAAGAACGCGTAGTCAATGCTAACCCAGAAGTTCTTAAGGCTCTTAAAAGTTTTTATCCAGATATTAAAAATGGCGACATCTTGGCCTATACACTTGATCCTAAGAACGCCCTCAAGACTATCCAAAACAAGGTAACTGCTGCTGAAATTGGTGGAGCTGCAATGCAGTCTGGACTTGGAACTAGCCTTGCTAGAGCAGAAGAATTACAGAAGATGGGTGTAGATAAAGCATCAGCTACTGAAGGTTATTCCGCTATTGGTGCAGGACTGCAACGTGGTTCAGAACTTGCCTCTATCTATGGAGAATCACCTTACTCCCAAGCAACTGCTGAGTCAGAAGTATTCAAACTTTCAGGAGCACAAGAAGCACGCAAGCAACGCCAGAAAGTTACTGGACTTGAAAAGGCTACCTTTGGTGGTCAGTCCGGCGTAACCAGCGGGGCGTTATCACGTGACCGCGCAGGCGGAATATAATAAACCTGCCACTAGAACGACTGGCCTAGTGGAGCGACAATAATACCAGGAGTCAGAGCCATACCAAATCCCCATTTGGATATGAGGCTGGCGCAATCAACTACCTGATAGGGAGATGGACTATGTCCAATTACGAGTACGAGGATGACGACGACGATATCACTACAAACGATTCGTCTAATGACCTTGTAAAGCAACTACGCAAGGCTTCAAAGCAAAAGGATAAAGAACTGCAAGAACTTCGTTCCCAGTTTGAAAACCTAAGCAAGGGCCAGCGCGAACGAGCAATTAAGGATGTCCTCGCATCTCGCGGGGTAAATAGCAAAATTGCTTCCTTTATTCCGCAGGACATTGACCCAACTGAAGAGTCACTGTCTAAATGGCTAGATGATTATGCCGATGTAT